AAAAAAAATTACAGAAATATCAGCCGGAATTTTGGGTAAACAGTTTTTCGCTATAATTCTCCGTCACCTGCCGCCGCATGTCTGTTGTAACATGGGCATACCGGGAAAGAACCGTCTTGACGCTGTTTCCCAATACATCAGCAACCAGGGCCGGGGAAACATCATCCAGGAGTAGGTTATTTGTAGCGAAGGAATGCCGGATGTTATAAAGCGCGATTGGCGGCAGCGGAGTACTTGCTTGCGCGTTGTATTTGTTGAGCAGCTTTTTATACCCTTTTGAGTATACATCTGGGTTTATTGGCCTCCCGTTTGTCGATACAAAAAGAAAACTGTTGTCGGCGAACCCGGGGTATTTCCGCCTCATTTCTTCTTTCCATGCCAAGTGATGATCGATTGCATGGCATATAAAATCGGATAAACTCAAGGGGCGGTGTGACTTTTGCGTTTTCATGTCAGACAGGACATTATATTTATCATACCCACGAGACATTTTAAGGAGCTTTTTATCCCGCAGGTAGTCTTTTTCGGCTAGGCCGCAAACTTCCCCAGGACGAGGCCCTAAAGCGCTTACACAAAGCAATGGGAAGTAATGTGACTGTCGTATCAGAGGGCAGTTAAAAAAATCCGCCTGTTGTTCCGGTGTCCAGGTCTCCATATCGTTTAAGGTAATTTTAAGCCGGCCTATTCCCTTCATAGGGTTTTTGTCCTCACTTAATAGGTTCAGGACATCAACGGAAAAATGAAATATGCGGGAAAGAATATTAATAATCTTGTTGATGGTTTCGGCGGAATATGCCTTATGTTCTTCCCCGGTCTTTCCCAGGTCATTTATATAATTCTGAATATGCACAGGTTTTATTTTCAGAATGGGGATATCTCCCCATATTTTATCAATGAAATGTGAATAATAATACTTATATACCTCGTAAGTGCTGTTTGCATATTCATTTTTTGCAGACTCAATCCAGTAAGTATATACCTCTCTTACCGTGGTCTTTATTTTTTCCTTTTCCTTCTTCTTTTCAAACTTTTCCCCAGCCTCAATGGCCTTTAAAATGTTTGCTTCGTCTTTTACCGCATCTGCCCGTTTTAGACGCAGCGGGCCGGGAACATTGGCCCCCGTATTTGGGTTATACACCCAGGCATAGTACTTTGTAATCTCTTTGTTTTGCCGTTTGTAAAACTTTGTTTTTTCCTGAATTGACATAAAACATCCTCCTTTTGGGCATAAAAATGCCCGGTGCTATTGATTTTAACGCCGGGAAGATGATACAATCAGGGTGTAGGTCTTAGATGTATCGGTTTTCCCGGTGCATATCCGTCCTGGTGTTGGGGAACGCCAGGGCGGATTTTTATTTATTCAGACAATAAATCAGCATAATAAACTTTAATAGCGGGAACATCTTCTTTTGTTCCGGACAATGCTCTTGTGACTGTTTCCGTACCAATAAATTCCGCATATACTTTCCAAACATCATCTTTTAAAATTTTAGTGTTATCTTCTATACGAGAATCATACATAAAATACTCGTCACCCAACCACATATCATAATTATCATTTGTATAAACCCTGTAATATTCGCTATCATCGAACCACCCACCTTGCATTACCTGGCTTATTTTTATAGTTAACACAATGCGTTGACCAATGTATTCGTCAGGAGTTCTTGCTAAAGTCTTATACGAAATCTCTTGGCAGGATGCAATAAACTCTTCTTTTGACTCCTCAGGCACAAAAGACATAGTTTCAGTAGTAGCTTCGGATTCTGTTGAACTTTCAATTTCTGATTCTTCAAAAACAGGGGTATCTATTACCGATGCTGTTTCAGAGACATCCTCGATAGAAGACTCCGTAGCAATTGCAACATCCGAAGTTTTATCATTATCATTACCGGTACTTCCGACTATACCGATAATCAGCCAAATACAGGAGATAACTAAGGCTACTTTTGATAAGGTATGCTTTCTGGTATCATCTTTTTTACACAAATCTATAATAGAAAGAATAATGCCGACAATAAAAGTACATCCCATTATAGAAAATATTAATGCCGCTATACTAAGTCCGGAATTCTTTTTTATCGGTTGAGATTGCGAAACAGTTACAGTAGGCCTGTATCCTTGATTGTAAGGAGTAGGTATTCCATTTTCATTAGGTTGGACATTTCCTCCCTGTGCTTGGTTTGGTCTGCCACAGTTAGGGCACGCCGGTGCTTGATCTGAAAATTCCTTTCCACAGTCTGGACATTTGATAAGTGCCATAATAATTCCTCCTCTTTTCATAAGAATATTTATTAAAATGCCAAAAGGCTATTTTAACCTTAATTCCAATAGTTCCTTCGGATATCCCGTACACTGGCAAAATTGTTCCTGAGTAAAGCCTGCATATTCCTGCAGCATATCATCTGTTATTAGAAGATGGGCGGCGAATATGTTTGCTTCCCTTTCAATTCCACTGGTTAACAAGAGAGTACGATTTTTTATAAATGCACAGTTCTCTTTTCGGTGAAAAACAGCATGTCCCAATTCGTGCGCAATTACTATTTCGAAAAAAGTACTGTCTGGTGGAATATCTTCGTTAATAAGTATCCAGCGTTTTCTATTAAGCAATTGGTAATTCCCTGCAATATTACCAAGCGGTACAATTGCTATTCTAATTCCAAGAGAACGTGCAATTTCTGCTGGATCACGAGTCCCAGCAAGCCTTATATACTGATTTATAAGGCGTTTAACTTTATGATTAAATGTTTCCAAACTAGCCTCACCTACTTTTTGTTTTTATGAGGGTTATATTTAACCTTATTTTCCTTTTTGGTTTCTCGTAAAGCATATTCTATAGCATTTCTAAGCAATCCTATGGACGCGTTGTCGATTTCAACTCCGTTGTAATAAAGTGGAGAATCTTCTCCCTCCTGAATTTCATTCATAATTCTATCTAAATCTTTAGCAATATCACGTTTGTCTTTTTCGGTGAGTTCATCTGTTGATGTCTCATATCCGTGAAGCAACGTGTCAACAGATACACCCAGTAAGTCGGCAATTTGTTGTATCTTTTCGGTGCTGGGCGTATTTTTATTAAATTTATTGATCGAGCTCCTTGCAAATCCCAATTCTTTTTCAAGACGATTAATTGAGTATCCTTTTGTTTTTGCGATATCGCGTATTTGTTCGTAAAGTCCCATTTTCTTATACCTCAAAATTTTGCGCAATTAACTATTGACATACGTAAAATCTTGTGTATAATAAAAATATAAGTTGCGCAAGATTTTGCGAAATATCAAAGCTTAGCGGTATTCTATATTAGTTGGTGGTACTTCTGATTTTAGAATATTTTACGCAGAAAGTCAATATATTTTCACAATATTTTACGCAATTTAAGAAAGGAGGTGATTACTTGCTTTACAACAATGTTAAGGCTCTTTGTGAAGAGCATGGCATATCGATTTCATTCCTTGAAAGAGAACTTGATTTTCCGCGCAGCAGTATCTGTAAATGGAATGAAAACGAACCTGGTATAAGAAAGGTCCAGAAGGTAGCGGATTATCTGAACATCCCCATTGAAAAGCTTCTGGAAGATAAGGAGGGAACATGAAAGTTTACATTGTGGAAGATGAACCTATTGTAAAGGTTGTGTCTCCATCGCTTTATTACAGAAGAAGTTGCGAAGCGTACATTAAGGAGCTGGAAGCGGTAGCTAAAAAGCATTTTTGGGGGTTACATACTTCCTGTGACTCAACTGCCAGAGAGTTATACTCACAAATTACGGGACGGCGTCCCAATATAACAAACCTGGTCAGAACATATGATGAAGCGAATGAACTTTTTGAGCATTTCAAAGTATTCGCAAATGTATGGGCATACAAAGTCACGAACAGTTAACCTTTACATGCAATAATGATAACACTATAACTGTCCAATAAAACGGACTATTACCACAGATAAGTGGTAAGTAATGGAAGGAGGGAAAAATTTGAGGGTATGTGATGCCTGTCAAAAAGAAATTATTGACACAGATGAAGCATATCACATTAAGATCGTGTCTCCATACTCACTGGCGGAATATGATTGCTGCTCTGTCAAATGTGGTTCCGTTGTATTTGATAATTTAGCCAGACAGTGGAAGAAGGAGAGCGACGATCAAGGAGATTGTTGAAGTAATAGCCGCAATAACAGTACAGACTAAGGAAATTGTATCATTTCTTTTACTACGCAAATAATCTGATGCAATTGGGGACGCTGAGTATGCAGTTTTACCCCTTCTTGGGGAATACTTACACTCTCCATTATAAGGGTAATGTTGAGTTAAGACTAATCCAGATAATGCCAAAGCATTAAGGAAACCATTCAGAGGTTTAAGCTCACATTTCATTATTTTTGCAAGGTCAGAAGGTAACATTGGCTCATTACATGCAATTAGTGTTTTAAGAATATTTTTTTCATTAAGTTTCATTATGCAAACCTCTTTCTGCAATGATTATTATTCATTTTATGTCATCGTAATATGAAGTACAAGCCATAAAATAAGTAAAAACGCAGAAAAATTAAAAAGATGAAAGGAGACACAAAGTGGACAATGTAGTATCGATTCACGGGCATGATATCCGCCTACGGGAGTACAACGGGAAGCGTGTTGTTACTTTTAAGGATATCGATGAGGTACACGAGCGGCCCATAGGAACTGCTAGCCGGAATTTTTTAACAAACCGCCAGCGTTTTATAAATGGTGTTGATTTTGTAAAAGTAAAATCCAGTGATTTCCCGATCAACGAAATTCGTGGAACGGAAGTCAACAACAATGGAATCACACTAATTACAGAGTCGGGCTATTTGATGCTGGTGAAGTCGTTTAATGATGAACTGGCATGGCAGGTACAGAGGGAGCTTGTGGATTCCTATTTCCGAGGAAAGGAAGCGGAACCTGCGGCGCCAGTAAAAGTGCTTCCAATGGAACCGACAACATATCTTGAAGCTGCCCGCATCATGGCGACGGTGCCATACAGTAAACGGGAAGTTATGAATATTCTCAAACATTTGATTCCTGATATTGACGCCGGTGCGACAACCGAAAATCCCGCTCTTCCTATAGGGAACAAGGAAGAAACGAAAAAGCCGGAATGGAAAGAGTTTTACAAGCAGGGCGTTCCAGTGGATACGTCAAAGCTTAAAAAACATCTGAAACAAAACAAAGTGAGTGTTGCAGAAGTGGCACACAGAGCCGGAATAAGCGACTCTACGGTCTACAACATTCTGAACGGCAAAACCCGGCAGACAAAAGAAACAAAGGAAAGAATATGCTCCGCATTTAAAAAAGATTCCGATTGGCTTGATCCGTAGGAGGTGCGGCATGTATTTAGAAGAAGAAGTGGCTCATCTTAAACGGCGGGTGGATGAACTGGCTGCCGAGGTAGAGAAGTGCCGCCGGGTAGAGTCCTGGGTAACGGTACAGGAGCTTGCAGAGATTATGCAGACAAGCCCTGAAAACATATACCGCCGGATTAATGCAGGGAAGATAACTGCGGACAAGTCAACCGGAAACTGGCGGATACCGCTTTCGCAGTTTCAGGCGGAAACAAAACCTGCGGCGCCGGACCGGAAGCTTACCGCTCAGGAAAAGATTTTCGGGAGGAATTTCCTCCGGGAAGTAGGCGAAAAATGAAAGCAATTCAGGTGATTTCATTCCTTGCCCTGATGCTGGGCGCTGGAGGGATTGAGAACCAAAACGGAGAGCTGCAGCCGGCAGCCATAGGGATTATGATTGTGGCCCTTGTGGTGCTATTGGCAGTCTCACTCAAAGAAAAAGCTCCGGCCTGCGGGAACAGGACACGGAGCAAATAGGAATAATCTCATGTGCATTATAGCACATTGAAAGGAAGATGTGAATGCGTACAACAAAAATTAAAATTAGAAATCTGTATGGAATAAAGGAATACGACGGGGATGGCAGTTCTGTGGAGCTGCGCGGAACGAATGGAGCTGGAAAGACTTCTGTAATTGATGCCATACGTCTTGCGCTTACCAATAAGTCTAACCGTGACTTAATTGTAAGAAACGGAGAGACCGAGGGAGAAATTCTTATTGAGACAGATAATGGGCTGCGGATAAACCGAAAAATTCGGACTGATAAGTCCGATTACAAGAGTGTAAAAAAAGACGGACATGAAGTGGGCAGCCCGGAAGCTTTTCTGCGCGATATTTTCACACCGCTGCAACTGAACCCGGTTGAGTTTATGAGCTGGGATGCAAAAAAACAAAATGCTGCAATCCTTGACATGATCGAATATCCCTGGGATATGAACAAAATAAAAGGATGGTTCGGGGAAATCCCTTCCTGGGTGAACTATGAGCAAAATATTCTCAGTGTTTTGAATGATATCCAGTCGGAGAATGGAGAGTATTTCCAGAACCGGCAGGACATTAACAGGGATATCCGCAATAAGAGGGCCTTCATAGAAGAAATTGCGGCTGCGATACCGGAAAATTACGACGTTGAAAGGTGGGAAAAGGCAAGCACCGGAGAAATTTATCAGAAAATAGAACGTATCAGGAAAGAGAATGAAGAAATCCAGAAAGCAAAAATTCTTCTGGCGGGCCGGGATAACAAGGTACGTAAATATGAAGCAGATCGTGAAATTCAGAAGGCCGCTCTAAATACTGAATTTGGGAACCGTAAGACCCAGATTGATAAGGATATATCCCGTTTGCAGGAGCAAATACGAGCACTGGAAACAGAACGTGATGGCCTTGAAGTAAAGCTTGCTGACAAGCTGGCCGTGGTGGAACAGGAGTACAAAGCAAACATTGCGCAGTATGATGCAGAAGTTGAGGCCTACAGCGAATACCGTGGGAAAGAGCCGCAGGATGTTTCTTCACTGGTGAAAGAAGTAGAAGAAATGGAACGCATGAAGTCCCATATTAATGAATACCGCAGGATGCAGGGATTACAGCAAGATGTTGAAATTCTTTCTGATAATTCTCAGCATCTTACCAGACTTATCGAAAAGGCCCGTTTCCTCCCTGGGGAAATACTTGCAGAATGTAAGATTCCTATCAAAGGACTCTCGATAAAAGATGGGGTGCCACTTATTAACGGTCTCCCTATCAGTAATCTATCAGATGGCGAAAAACTCGACCTTTGTATTGATGTAGCAATCCAGAAACCCAATGGTTTACAGCTTATTCTTATTGACGGCGTAGAAAAGCTTTCAAAAGGGCTGCGTGATGCTCTTTATAGAAAGTGCCAGGCCAAGGGGTTGCAGTTTATTGCTACGCGCACAACCGATGATGATGCATTTACCGTCGTTAGTTTATAGGAGGATTAACTATGGAAGAAATAATGGTAACTGAAAAACATGAGATTACAGCACCATTCGCAGATGCGGATAGTTTCCAAAAATTATATGATATCGGGAAAATGTTTGCCAGCAGCCAGCTTGTACCCCAGAACTTTCAAGGGAAACCGATGGACTGCGCAATAGCGGTTGATATGGCAAATAGGAATGGAATGTCCCCAATGATGGTAATGCAAAACCTTTATGTTGTTAAGGGGAAGCCTTTATGGAGCGGCCAGGCATGTATGGCAATGATCCGTGCAGCAAAAGAATTTAAAAATGTCAGACCGGTATATACAGGGGAACGCAATACCGATACCTGGGGATGTTATATTCAGGCTGAATATAAAGAAACAGGTGAAATTGTTAGGGGTACGGAAATAACAATTCAAATGGCAAAGGCGGAAGAGTGGTATCAGAAAAGCGGAAGTAAGTGGAAAACAATGCCTGAACAGATGCTTGCATATCGTGCGGCCGCATTTTTTGCCAGGGTATATATTCCCAATGCTCTTATGGGAGCTTACGTTGAGGGAGAAGTTGAAGATATCGCAAAGGCTGAGTTATTAGAAACAGATGAACCGTTAGGAATACCAAAAGAAATTATAAAAGAAGCGGAGGAACACTTTATATGAAGCTTACGCAGGAAAATTATTTTTCTCGGGAAGCAGACCGTAAATACCTTTCAGTTTCCCAATATAAGAATTTTGTAGGAACCCTGGGCCGCCCTGGCTGTGAAGCCGAAGCAATAGCAAAGCTTAATGGTGAATGGGAAATGAAGAAAACAACATCTTTAATGGTTGGTTCTTATGTTGATTCCCATTTTGAAGGTACTCTCTCTCTTTTTAAGGCACAAAACCCGGATATATTTACCAAACAGGGAGCGCTAAAGAGTGAATATCGAAGGGCGGAAGAGGTAATAAACCGTATCGAACGGGATAATTATTTTATGCTTCACATGCAGGGCGAAAAACAGGTGATTATGACCGGAGAATTATTCGGTGCAGAGTGGAAAATTAAAATGGACAGTTATTTTCCCGATACACTTATTGTTGACCTTAAATGTATGAAATCCCTGCGGGAAGCAAACTGGGTTAAGGATTCAGGATACATGAATTTCATAACCTATTGGGGATATGACTTGCAGGGGGCCATATACCAGAAAATAGTTGAAATTAATACCGGGAAAAAGCTTCCCTTCAAGATTGCTGCAGCATCCAAGGAAGAATATCCAGACATTGCGGTGATACAGGTGGAACAAAGTCTTATGGATGCTGCACTTGCAGAGGTAGAAAGTAACGTTCCGAAAATATTGGCCTTAAAAAATGGAGAGATAGAACCTATGCGGTGTGAAATGTGTGATTACTGCAATCATACCAGGGTTTTGACGCATTCCATATGGTCAGAAGAGCTGCTGGGGGAAGTGTGATGATAAAAACAAAAAGTATTGTTACCGAATATTCAGGCATATGTTTCTGCTGCGGGCGGCCAGCAACCGAAGAACACCACCTTCTTTTTGGTGGTAGCGTCCGGCGCCTGGCGGAAGAGGACGGAATAAAAGTTCCTTGCTGCCTTTACTGCCATACGCAGAACGATGTCAAAAATCGGATACATGATAATCCGATGGCTGAGAAGTTATCTAAAATTGCCGGGCAGCTTGCGTGGGAAAAACATGCAGTAGCCCAGGGAATGACAGAAGCGGGTGCCAGGGAGGCGTTCCGCAAAAGATACAATAGCTCATTATTATGAAAAGGAGAGATTACAATGGCAAAATACAAAGTTGGAGATAAAGTCACAATCCGCCAGTGGGAGGATATGGAGAAAGAATATGGATTGACTCCTGAACGTCATATCAGGACTGAGGTTACATTTGCAAAAAAGATGAAATATATGTGTGGTAATACCTACAAGGTGGACGAGGTGACTGGCTCAGGAAATTACTTTGTAGATGGGTGGATTGTTTCCGATCAGATGATTGTTAAATCCGAAAAACAAGTGCTTGTAATATATCGGGAAGAGAATGCAACAATTGGCGTTCTTAAAGAAAATGGCAAGGAAGTAAAAAGGACAGTTGCCAAGTTGCATCCAGATGATACCTATGATTTTAAAACAGGGGTAAAACTCATAACAAATCGAATGTTTAAAGACGAATCTGATATCGGAACAAACACAAATCCATTATATAACGGCAAAGTGGTTTGCTTAACAAATGCTACAAACAGTCATAATTATACTGTCGGAAAAATCTATGAGTTTAAAAAAGGACGTTTGGTGAACGACAATGGGCTTCTGTTTCCTGCGTTTCCGGTGCATTCTTTCGATGAATGGAAAGAATTTAGCACTTCTGTGTGGCTGGAAATTAAAGAATAAGATGTAACGCCGAAAGGCTTACATATATTTGCGAGTGCAGGGACGATATATCACGAGCCATAGCCTCCTATCTATGGGATGGGCGGTGCCATAGCCGCCCAACGTCCCGCCGCAGGAAGGAACATTAATGAAAATACAATTATTTGATGGTTATTTTATAGAACCTGATCCGCTCAACCTTGCATTAAAACAGAAATATACCGGACAAAGCAAAGACGGAAAAGAACGGGAAGGAGAAAGGATTATTGGATACTGGGGCCGTGGAAACCTTCCAGGACTTATCAAACGCTTTTGCAGCCTCATAGAGGTGCCAGAAGATGACGACAGGATAATTTCCATTAAGAAATATACGGAAGTGGTTACACAAAGTCATAAAAAGCTTGAGGACTGGCTAAAGGAGAACTATGAAAGAATACAAACTGATATTGAAAGGGACCCTTCCTGGACTGAATGATTACCTGCGTGCTGAGAGGTCATTTTCACGTCGTGGCGGTAAAGGCCATTCATGTGGTAACGATATGAAGCAGGAATGTCAGATGCTTATATCCAACGCTATCCGGCTGCAGCTTAAACGGCTGCATATTCATAATTCGGTATTCATTAAATACAGTTTTTATGAGCCGAACCGGAAGCGAGACCTTGATAACATAGCAGGCGTAGCCCATAAGTTCATACAAGACAGCCTTGTAAAATGTGGTGTTTTGGAAAATGACGGATGGGGTAATATCACAGGATTTTCGGATCAGTTCTTTCTTGACCGATACAATCCGCGAATTGAGATTGTAATACAGGAAGAAGGTGAGTGAGTGTTTATTGAGAACTATATTCCATTTGGTTATAAAAATCGGATATCCAGAGAAACCCTAGAGGCATTAACCCGCCAGGGAGATCGGACAAACCGGGAGCGAATAGCAGAGGCTTTACAGGAACGAAGAGTCTTGATCGTAAATATAGATAATGCTTATTTCAGGCCTGATGGAAGCCCGGAGGATACTCTTAAGGCAGAAGCATACTACCGGAGGGAATGCACGCGCACAGGAAGCTGTAAAAAGCGATGCGATGCTATCCGCGAATGCCTTAGGCCAAAAAAACAGGATGAATTATCTAAGAACCAGATAGATATTTTTCAATGGCTGGGCGGTGGCTGATATGGAGAAGAAGAACAGCTTTGTATTGTATACCGACTACCGCAGGCAGTTTGACCTTCTTACCGATGCAGAGCTGGGGCAGCTTATCCGGGCCGTGATGGATTATGTGGAGACTGGACAGCCTCCTGAACTTCCGGCGGGACCGCGGATGGCTTTTGCTTTTATCTCAGCGCAGATAGACCGGGATATGAAAAAGTACCATGAAGTGGTTGAGAAAAGGCGGGCTGCCGGAAGCGCCGGGGGAAAGCAAAAGGCAAGCAATGCTAAGCAAAACATAACAGGTCTAGCAAATGCTAACATATGCAAGCAAACCGTAGCAAATCTACCTGATAATGTAAATGATAATGATAATGATATTAAAAAGAAAGACACTAAAGTGTCTAAAGAAAAATCATTTGTTCCGCCTTCCGTGGAGAATGTAAGGGAATATTGCCAGGCTGGTGGATACAGGGTAGATGCTGAGTATTTTGTGGATTTCTATACTGCCAAAGGCTGGATGGTAGGAAAAAACAAAATGAAAGACTGGAAAGCCGCGGTACGGAACTGGACACGGAACAACCGTGAGGAAGTGCAGGCCTGCAAGAAAACATCCGCAGCAGATAGGTATAATCGCGGAATCATGAAAACAGAGGTAGACATGGACTCCCTGGAGCGGGAGCTGCTAGGAGGGACATAAGTGAAAGCAAAAAAGATATATGACCTTTACGACGGTGACGAGTGTGTCGGCAGATTTGACATAAACGAAATCTGCCGACACACTCGGAACCACCCAAAAATATGCATACCGAATATGCGGGGAGTCCATCAGGTATAAAGGCCGGTTTTCCATATGGCGTGTAGAAACAGCCGAAGGAAATAAGGCCGCGCGTGGACTTCCGGCAGAGTGGGAAAAAGCAACGGCACAGATACGTGAGGTAATCGGCGTTGAAAAACGTATCCTGGAGGTATGGGATAAGACCGTGCGCCCATTCCATCGCCGCCCAAATAGCATATGGCGCTTTTAGAGCCTCATATGGGCGGTATTAAGTGCAAGGCGAAGAACGTAAGGCATAGATGATTTTAAGCGGCAGATAAGCCGCAGAAAGAAGTACAGATGGATTATATAAAAAAACAGGCAGTGCTGGAAATCATAAATAGTTACGGTGGATGTGACGCCACGGATCCATGTGACAGGCATTGCGATACTATGGTGGGCTCTTTATACGCTGACATTGAGAGCCTAGAAACAATAAGTTTCAGCGGAAAGGAAGATATGTCGCATGAGTAGATTATTGCCAATCCTGTTTAACTCCGAAATGGTTCGGGCGATATTGGACGGTAGAAAGACGGTCACGCGCCGGGTAATTAAGCCTCAGCCGGAACCTGAACAGATATACAAAATCGGGTACTGCATTGCTGGGGATAAACGAAACATTGGAAAGTATGGATTCGGAACAAATGAGTACGGAGGCAGGATTTTATTCGTTAAACCACCTTGCAAGCATGGAGATATCCTGTACGTGCGGGAAACATGGACGTGTGAAGAGGGAAAATATTATTACCGTGCAGATTTTGATAGTGATTTTTTGGAGCCTTGCGAAACTTTATCCGGTGGTTATCCCACATATTGTAGAAATTATCCTGGATGTAACGGGTGTGCTGTTGGAAAACAGAGGATTATATGGCACCCATCTATCCACATGCCAAAAGAAGCCGCACGTATCTGGCTACGGGTTACGGATGTGCGGGTGGAGCGGTTGCAGGATATCACGGAAGAACAGGCAGAACAGGAAGGAAGCGGAAATCTGTTTTTAGAGGATGTTGCATTCGGCAGAGAGGATAAATACCCCCAAATTATTGAAAATGGATACGAAGGGTGCATTAAGAAGCAGTTCGCTTACCTATGGGATTCTACCGTAAAAAAATCAGACCTAACCCTCTATGGCTGGGATGCAAACCCCTGGGTATGGGTAATAGATTTTGAACAGTGCGAGAAACCAAATATTATTATTTAGGGGAGAAACAAAATGCAATTTGTAATTAAAGGAATGAAATATAACACTGAAAACATGGAAGAGGTGGCGGAGGTTAGAAAGTGGTATCGAGTAAATAATTTCTTTTTCAGCGCCATGTGTCCTGGAAAAGAGATTGGCCGGGAGTACCAGTGTAAATTATGGAGGTCGGCAAAAGGGAACTGGCTTTTGACCCATGAAGGAGATTATAGGGAGGTATTTGGAGAAGCAATTCAGGAAGAGGAAGCAAAGAAACTTTTAATGAATTATGCAACGGCCATTTATGAAACAATGTATGAGAAATTGCCGGAAGCGTAACAGGACAAAAGTTATTGAGCAATTGAGGATTAACTCAGAAAGGGAATTTATGAATAAGACAAAGATTGATTGGTGTGATAGCACATGGAATCCGGTTACTGGTTGTCTGCATGGTTGTGAATACTGTTATGCCAGAGGGATAGCAAACCGGTTCTCCGCTCATGGGGAAAGATGGGATGACAGGGAAAACTATGTGCTCAATGAAAAAGTTTATGCCACAGAGGCAGAGAGGTCAGAACCATACCCATATGGATTTGAACCTACATTACACAGATACCACCTTGACGAATACAGAGAAAAGAAAGGCCGGAATATCTTTGTCTGCTCTATGGCTGATTTGTTTGGAGTGTGGGTACCAGATTCCTGGCTAAATGAAGTATTTGACGCATGTGAGAAAGCTCCGCAGCATAATTACCTGTTCCTGACAAAAAATGTAGATAGATATGTTGGATATGGCGTGCCAATGAGCGAAAATATGTGGTACGGGACAAGCATAACCAGAGAATCAGAAATGCACTTGTTCAACTCTCTTCCTGCATTTTGCAATATTTTTGTAAGCATAGAGCCGATATTAGAGGACCTACAGGTTTATAAAAACAATCTTCTTTTCAGGCAGGTACATTGGGTAATTATCGGGGCAGAAACGGGAAGGCGCAAAGACAAGGTTGCGCCGGAAAGAAAATGGATTGAAGATATCGTAAATGAATGCCGAAAACATGGCACACCTGTTTTTATGAAATCAAGCCTAATAGACATATGGGGAAAACCATTGATACAGGAATTTCCAAAGAAACTTATTCATGAAGAATGAGAAATGAGGATTTAGATCAACAGTCCGGAAAGGAGAATTATGGAAATTGATTTGAGCAGGTTTAAGGTAGTACACGGAGATAAGATATTAAATGCCGTTGCGCTCATGGAAGTGCGGATTCCAGACGAAATTGACTGGGAAAATAGGGATACTATCGTCAAACCAAAGGTAATTGAAGTGCTGGCAATCAATGAGGACGGGAATCTGGTGTCTATTATGGATGAGGCGTGGACGTTTCAATTCCTGCCGATTGTACGTAAATGAGGATCTAGGAGGATACAATATGGCAAAATACAATCTTAACGATGTTGCCTTAGATAACGTCAGAAACCATATTTATATACAGAATGAAGAATGCAATACTGCTAGGATTAAAGCGGTTAAAGAAAGTAAATCAAAGTCAGAAATAAAAATGTGGACAGATATGCAGGTTATTTATGGAATGTTAATGGATTCTCTTAATGATTTAAACTGAAATTTAACGAGAAAGAAGGACTCATTATGAGAAGAGATAGACAATGGAGAAAACGGGGAACTTTTATTCCCTCTGAAACAAAAAATATAAGAAAAATAACCTGTAAGGTATGCGGAAAAATGGTGTATCCGAAAACAGGGTACGTTGTAAGAGACAGAATTATGAATGGTGGAATTAATGCGGCATTAGCAGGAAATTCCACAGAGGCAAAAATATATGATGCTATGGACTGCCCGGAATGTGGGTGTCAAATGGTGCTAAAAGAGCGTATGAGAAAAGTAACTACGGGGGAGGTATAATGTATCAAACAGCGGCGTGCATGGGAGAAGGGATACTAGAAATAACTGAGGAAATCGGAAATAGTGATGGTTTGTTGCATCCTAAAATTAATGGTATTCCACAAGAATACAAAATAGGTACAATGAGGATGGAATACAGAGGCGGCGGGCAATGCCCTTCCTGCGGAGCCAGCAGCGAAGTAATTGATATACAATATTGTGAAAGCCTTAAAATGCCAGTACGGCGCCGGCAGTGTAAGACCTGCGGGAAACGCTGGAATACCGTCGGAGTAAGACTCAAGGAGAACTGGAATGATTAAAGCTATAGTAATTATAGGTTGCTGCATTATCGCAGCAGTATACATACTGGCCGCAACTGCTTGTATTAAGATGCGGCACGAGGATCGACTATTGGATTGACAACTGAATATATCAAAAATGGCAGCTCTTCATGGGGCTGCCAAAAAAATACACATTAAAGAACATATGTTCGATAACTAAACAAAAAGCTGCGGTGTACGTCCCCCGCCAAGAGAATCATGCACCGCTTATGTCGCTGAGATTATTATACCATATTCTCGGCAGGAAGGAAACGGGTGTAGGTATGGTAAATTCTGGAAATCTAACCAATAAAGAACTGGTAATACAAAGCATTATTACCGCAATGTCAACTATTTTGGAAACAGTACAATTACAGGCCCTTGATAATGTGCTGCGGACTAAGCTTCATGGCCTGAGAGTCGAGGAAGAGAGCACCGAGCTGTCAACCTGGACAGATGATAATGACTATATGATTCGGATTTTCTGCGCGAATAAAAAGCTTGAGGGATGCAAGGAAAGTTCCCTGGCACAATACAGGCTATCGGTTCGCCAGTTGTTCGACTTTATAAATAAAAATTACCGAGAAATAACAAAAGATGATATAAAATACTTCCTGGCTGCACGCTCCCTTAATGTAAGCCAAAACACATTGGTAAATACAAAGCGTAATCTATCCAGTTTCTTCACTTTTTTGCATGACGAAGGATACATAACGATGCATCCCGTAAAAACCATAAAAGGAATGAAGCCGCTGGATACGGAGAACATTCACCTGACGCTGGAAGAGGAAGTGGCTGTAAGGGATGTGGAAAAGACAGTAAGGGACGAAGCGCTGACGGACTTCTTGTTTTCAACGGGTGTGCGTGTAGGTGAGGCAGCCGCCATGAACATATCGGATGTTAACTTTACGGCCGGAACAGTGACATTCCGCGGGGAGAAGTCGGACAGGATCCGCACGGTGGTATTGGATGCCAGAGCAAAGCTGCACCTTATCATGTACCTGGAGAGCAGGAAGGACAGTAACCCGGCGCTATTTGTGACAGACCGGACATACCACGGGATTCCCCGCAGACTAGGGAAAAGCGCTATAGAGGACATAACAAAGGCAATAGGGGTACGTGCGGGGCTGGATAAGACTCTTACCGTCCATGTATTCCGCCGGACGTTTGCAACCCGGATGGCAGATAAGGGATGCCCGCTTGAAACGCTGCAGGAGCTTATGGGACACAGGAGCCCTGATACAACCAAGCGATATATTGCCCGGAGCCAGAAGCGCATTCATAGAGAGGCAGCAAGGTATATGGAGGTTGCCTGATATAATTACAGATTATGAATATTGAAAATGATATAACTATGTGTTATACTCTGCGTATAGAGCCAAGAGCCAGGTACGCAGACAACATAGCCGCGTATCTGGCTTTTTGCGTATAAATAACAACCAGAAAAGAGACAAGAAGGGCCAGCGCATGAATTTGAATGGCAGGATGAAAAAATTACAGACCGCAATCGTAAAGGCAGGATTGATTATTAAGGTAAACAGCAATCAGTTCTACTCTGCCGACCAGAAACGCATGATAACCTCATATCGGATATGCACACCCATAGAGTACTATTCTGCCAAAAAAGAAGAATGGAAAACTATGGATTATGAAATATTGCGGACATGCTCCATGCCTGAGGTTATATTCTGCCTGCTGGATATATATAAGGCGGTGACTGCATGGAACAGAAACTGACTATAAAGCAGAAAGCCTTTGCGGATTACTACCTTGAGACAGGCAATGCGACACAGGCGGCAAAGCGCGCGGGGTACTCTGAAAAGACTGCGTATAGGATAGGAGCGGATAACCTCAAGAAAACTCACGTGGCCGCTTATATAGCAGAGCGCCAAGGAAAAGTGGAAGCAACCCGCCTTGTGTCCCTGGAAGATATACAGGCATTCCGGCTGCGGGTTATGAAGGGAGAAGAGAAGGACGCATTTGGGATGGATGCGGCGCTTACTGACCGCCTTAAGGCAGCGAATGACCTGGAAAAGGCATTGAAGATTAAGGAGGAACAGGAAGCCAAGGAAAAGGCTATGGAAGAGGCCAGGAACGCCAAGTGCTATCACATGGACCTGGACATTGTAGCCGATGTGTTCCACCCAATGATGCGTGACATCCGGCGGGGAAAGCACAGTGAGTATATTCTTCCTGGAGGCCGTGGTTCCACAAAATCCTCTGCTATCTCATGCATTATCAATGAGCTCATTAAAAACAATCATGATATGCACGCGCTTGTACTGCGTAAGGTGGGTAATACAATAAAAGATTCCGTTTATGCTCAGATAAAATGGGCCATAAAAACAATGGATTTAGAAGAACAATTTGAGTATAAGCTTTCTCCCATAGAGATTGTGTATAAACCTACCGGTCAGAAGATATTCTTCCGTGGCGCCGATGATCCGCTAAAGATTAAATCCATCAAGCCGGAGTTTGGCTATATCGGAATTCTATGGTTTGAGGAACTTGACCAGTTCGCGGGCCCGGAAGAAATCCGTAATATTGAGCAGTCGGCAATCCGTGGCGGCGACATTGCGTATAAGTTTAAGTCATTCAACCCGCCCAGAAGCAAAAACAATTGGGCGAATGAATATGTGGCAGAAACCAAACTTACAAAAGCGGATGCCGTGGTACAGCATAGTACATATAAGGATGTACCTGCGGAATGGCTGGGGAAGAAATTCCTGGATGATGCTGAGCACCTGAAAGAGGTGAATCCTACAGCATATGCCAATGAATATGAGGGAGAAGCGAACGGAACCGGCGGCAATGTCTTTGAGTTTATCGAAGAACGGACCATAACCGACGAAGAGATTGCTTCCTTTGACTGTATTTATCAAGGCGTTGACTGGGGCTGGTATCCCGATCCGTATGCGTTTATCCGGTCTTACTATGATGCTGCCAGGGAGACCATATACCTAATCGATGAAAACTATGTCAATAAGCAGAAGAACGTAGCCACGGCCCAGTGGATACTTGAGCATGGGTACGAAGATTATATGATTACCTGCGATAACCAGGAGAAGAAATCTGTGGCTGATTATAAGGACATGGGAATTCAGGCCAGGGCTGCTATTAAGGGTCCCGGTTCCGTTGAATACGGTATGAAGTGGCTGCAGGGGAAAAAGATTGTTATTGATATGGCCCGCACGCCTCACACCGGGAATGAAATTAAGAAGTATGAGTATGACAGGGACAAGGACGGGAATATCATTTCCGGTTATCCTGACAGGGACAACCACGGTATAGACGCGCTGCGGTACTCATATGAGAGCTTTTATAACAGGAGGGGGAATAACGCATGATAAGGCTGAATGTAGAGGATTATTGTCAGGAATGCCCTGAATTTAAGCCGTGGCCTGTAAGAAGCACGCACGGATACATTAACGAGGAATATAGCCCATGTGATACAACGATAGTATGCGAACATAGGGCACGCTGCGCAATAATCTGTCAGCAGATAAGGAAAAGTGAAAATGAGAAAATATGAATGGCATGATACAGCAGACGGAACGGCAAGTGAGCTATGGGCCGAATTGTATGAAGAGTATACCATCGTTGGGTACATCAGAAAGGATCCTTATTCCGCTGACACATGGCATTATTTATTGTCACATGACTTGGGGATAAGCGGAGGCGTATCTTATGATGATACATTACACAATGTGAAACAGTGTGTCATAAGCAACATTCAGCACAGGTTAACACGCAAGATGAAACATTGCGCGGAATTAATCAAAATTGTAGAAGATAACCAATAGAGGCGTAAATATCATGGGACTGATAAGAGAGATAAAAAGGTGGTGGGAATCGTTGTTCCAGAGAGAGGCACAAGATTGTTTTAAGGTTGATACATTAATGTCGGGAATTATGCAGCGGGAGCAGCGGCGGTGGTACGGCACATATACCGGGCAGCCCGAATGGGTATGTAATGAACCGGGAAGAGAACTGGAAACTATCAATTTTGCCAAAAAACTGTGCAATGAGACGGCGCGGCTTGCCACCCTTGCCCTGGGAATCACCGTGGAAGGTTCTGCCAGGGCAACATGGCTGCAGAAGCAGATGGACAAGTACCGGGCACGCATGATGTTTGATAAGTGTGAATATGCATGTGCATTTGGATACATTGTGATTAAACCCAACGGGAAGAGCCTGGACTATGTGCTGCCGGACAACTTTGTGCCCACTTCCTGCGACGACGATGGGAAGATTAATGGAGGGGTATTCATTGACCGGCAGCGGCAGGGAAAGGTTTACTTCACACGGCTGGAATATCACCGTTTTGAGAACATGATACCTGCCGTAGGCCCTGTGTACAAGGTGTCTAACCGGGTGTACAAGAGTGATGCGGACGGCAGCATAGGCAAAGAAATCAATATTGAGGGGAGCCCGTGGGCGGGGCTGATGCCGGAGGCGACCATATCAGGGCTGGAAAAGCCTTTATTTGCCGTTTTTGGGATGCCCATCGCAAACAACCTGGACGTTAACAGCGATATTCCCGTATCGTTCTTCTCCAACGCCATGCCGGAGCTTAAACGGCTTGATATTGCATCACAGCGTATGGCCGATGAGATAGACGACAGCAAGAAGCTGGTCATTGTAGGGGATGCGTTCTCCATGACTCCCGGCCAAAAAATAACGGAACGAATTAAAAGCTTGAGAGACCGCCAGGGAAATGAGCTGCCGCGATATATCCGGGCAATACCCGGCGGGACCGAAGGGGACGACTATCACGAGATTAATCCGGCGCTGAACACGGAACAGCGTATGACTGGTATCAATCATTATCTGGACAGCGTGGGAGTTAAGTGCGGGTATTCCACCGGGCAATTTGTCCTTAATGGCCGGACCGGGCAGGTGACGGCAACACAGGTTGAGGCGGACGACCGGGAGACCATACAGACCATTAAGCAGATAAGGGACAGCCTGGAATCGGCCACCAATGACGTTTTGTATGCCCTGGATAAGTGGGCGGATCTGTATGACATAACACCCGTAGGAGCCTATGAGGTCAATTATGACTTTGGGGACATTACATACAACGAGGACGAGGACCGGGAACGCAACTGGCAGTATGTACAGGCTGGGAAGTATCCATTCTGGCGGTATCTGGTACGCTTTGAAGGATATTCCGAAGAGGATGCCAAAGCCATTGTGGCCGAAATGGAAGCAGAAAACAAAAGGGCTGAAAAGAAAGGCCTTTTTGACGAGGAATAACGATGGGAATAGGGAAGAATTTCTTCTCCCGTATGTTCGGGAAGCTTAACATTGACCATAGCGGGCCAGGGTATACCATTAAGGTATCATATGAGGCATTCGGGAAAAGATTGGATAAGGCGCAGGATGCACTTGACGCGCAGGTGTGGCAGGATATGCAGCGGTACATGCCGATGGATACCGGAACATTAATTGCCGAAACAGATGCCCTCAATAAGTCCACCCGCGGTGAAGTCTATTTGTATCCACCCGACAGCGACTACGGCCATTACCAGTATGCGGGCGAATTATATGTGGATCCGGTATATGGCAAGGGCGCATTCTATGACCCGGAATATGGATATTGGAGCCGCCCCGGGGTAAAGAAAGTTCCATCTGGAACGCCACTCAATTACGGACGTGAGTCAGCAGAGGCACTTTGGGATGTGGCCGCAGAGAAGAACCATGCAAAATCCTGGCTTGCGGTAGCGCGGCGGGCCATGAAGGGGGATTAATATATGCTGACACCGGATTTCCTGCTGCGGATAGTGGACGCGGCAGAAGAGGCCGCAGATAAACTGAATACATATCTTGTACAGCGTGTCTCAAAACGTATCCTGACGCTTTTTGACAAGGAAAAGGAAGTGGAGCTTATACCTGCATCAATTTCCGATGTGCGCAAGATGCGCGAAGCCGGGATGCTCACAGACGAAGTACAACAGGCGTTGAAAGAGCACATGCCGGAGCTGCAGGAAGAAATAGACCAGGCATTTGAAGCGGCCGCGAATGAAATAGAGCGGGACAACGACAGATTCACGGAAAAGATTCTAAGGGCAGAGGATATAGATGTGGATGTTCTCAAGCCTCATACAGGTCGGTATAAACCGATAAAGGAACTAAGCCTTACCAAGAAGGAAATAGCCCTGTTAAAAAGGGCATACGAAAAGACCAACGGGACATTGTACAATCTGACCGGGACGACGGCGGATGCATGCCAGAAGGAATATATCCGGGCTTGTGACGAAGCATACTGGAAGGTGACACACGGGGTATCCATTCAAACTGCCGTGGCCGATGCAATTGACCAGTGTGCACAGTACGGTGCCGTGGTAACATATCCTTCCGGCCATAAGGATAAGATTGAGGTTGCAGTAGCCAGGGCGGTGAGGACCGGAGCCAATCAGGCCGCCGGGGATATATCGTTGACGCGCTGCGCAGAGCTGGGTGTATCGCAGGTAATTGTTTCTTCCCACCTGGGAGCCAGGTACACGGACCAGGACGAGCCGGCTAATCATATGTCCTGGCAGGGGAAGGTGTATGACCTTGACTGGCATAATGATGCGCTGCAGAAATACAGTGTAACGCCGCAGGACGACCGGGACAATGCCGGGAAGTTTGGTTTTCTGGAAAAGATTCGATATTTGTTTTCGCCGAAGAAAAACCGGTCCGCAGGTGATTTTGTTAAAATGACCGGATACGGTACGGGAGAGGGGCTGTGTGGGTGGAACTGCCGACATTCTTTCGGACCATATTACAAGGGCATAAGCACCAATAATACGGAACAGTTTGACGATGAGAAGAATAAGCGCCGTTACGACCTGGAACAGAAGCAGCGGGCCGCAGAAAGAAACCTGCGTGAGCTGCGGCGCCGGATGAATGCCCTAAAATATGCCGCGGCCGAGGCGAAAGGGGAAAAGGTAAAGCGGGAGCTGAAAGAACGGCATGAAAACATGCACAGGGAGTATCTGAAAAAGATGGATGCATATGACGAGTTTTGCGATAAGAACAAGTTGAAAACTCGTAAAGAACGCCTGAAAATAGCAGAAAGTATGCATGCAATATAATCTGAGGTTATAGGTATTGCATTTATTATAATTATGAGTTATAATACGAGCTGTAAAGATAACCTGCGGTTATATAAGGGGATTTTATGGGGGATACATATTGGGTATCGTGTCCGCGGTGTGGATATAAGCATTTCATCAAGCGCCGGAAAGACACAGTGTTAATCAATTTCCCTGCATGGTGCAAGGGATGTAAAAAAGAATACAACATATCAATCAGAGCCAAGGAGCCAGAATTTGAGTCATTAAGTTGATTCGGATACCGGCTCCTTTTTTGTAGCAAGGTGGAGCAGCGGAAGCTTGCCGGGTTCATGCCCCGGAGGCCGCGGGTTCAAATCCCGCCCTTGCAATCAGCCAGTTTGAGGATTCGCCTCACTCATTTTCCCAATCCTCCTTTCTGGCGCACCACTCCGCAGGAGAAACATCGGGATTCCAACGCCTGATGGCGGTATAAAGGCGGTTCGATGCCGCAGTGGTGTATTACCGGCCCCGGTCTACAGGGCAGAATCCCAACCGCGGAAAGCGCGGTCAATAAATTATTTCAGGAGGAATAAGAAGTGAAAAGTATCTACGACATTATGAAAGAGGTCTTAGGCATTGATATGCCGGAAGACAAAAAAGAAGCTTTTGACAAAGCATGGAAAGAGAATTACAGAACCAAGGAAGAGTACGAAAAGGCTGTGCAGAAGCGCGATGAATACAAAACGTCTTTGGATACTGTACAGAAAAAACTTGACACCTTTAAGGACGTTGATGTTGAAGACCTGAAAGGACAGATCTCAACCTTGACCAATGATCTGCAGGCTGAAAAAGACGCCAGGGCAAAGGATGCAGCGCTTGTGGAGCTGGAAAAGAATGTTGATACTTTCCTTTCCGCCAAGAAATTTGTAAACCCTATCACCCAGGCTGCGCTGCGAAAGTCATTAATGGAAGAGATGGACAAGGATACAGCAAAAGGGAAATCAATTGCTGATATCTTTACTGGGTTGATTACTGATGCCGAAGGAAAGCAGATGGAAAATATTCTGGTGGATGAAGAACAGCAGAAGCGCGAGCGGAATAAGCCGCAGTTTACAAATCCGCTTAACACAGGCGGAGGGGCAGCAACAAAAGTGACAAGAGAAGAATTTTTGAAGATGGGTGACGCGGAACGTATCCTGCTTAAGCAGAATGACCCGGATACGTGGGCGGCCCTCACAGGAAGGAGATAACATATGCCGAGAAATGGAACATTTGGCGGTTTTGACTTTGACCCGGAAGTATTTGCTTCCTATATGGCCGAAACGCCAACCTGGAGTAATGCGATTATTGCGTCAGGGATATTAACTGAGGATCCGACAATTATGGATCTGATTGGACAGAAAGGTAACGTTGCAACGCTGCCATTTTATCTGCCTATAGATATAGCAGAAAATGAGCCGTATAACAACGACGGCGAAACAGATAACGTTCCTAAGGAAATCAATGGAAGCAAACAGACAGTTATGCTCATTCAGAGGATGATGGCATGGAAATCTAAGGATTTCACAAAGGAATTGACCGGGGCAGATCCTATGAGGCATGTGGCAGGTTCCATTAACAACTACTATGGTCAGGTGTGGGAAGCAGAACTTATGAACATTGTTTCCACAATCATGAAACTGGATACCATGAAGGAACATGTTTGGGATATTTCCAAGGATGCTGCAACCGGAGCCGGAGATATCACAGAAGCTAACAAGGTAGATGCTACGACACTGATTTATGCACAGCAGAAAGCCCTGGGAGACATGGCGAACGGTTTTGGACTTGCAATCATGAATTCCATGCTATTTGCGCGTTATAAGGCAATGGGGCTTGTGGACTATAACAAGTACACAATCACCAATGTGCTGACACAGGAAGTAAACCTGCCGACAATTGACGGGCTGATTCCCATTGTTACTGACCGTTTTACGATGGATACATCTGGGGCCGTGCCGGTATACAAAACTTACATAGTTGGGCGTGGGGCAATCCTGACAGCACCAAAAGACAATTATGAAGAGCCGTATTACACCGATTACGATCCGGAAAGCAAAGCGGGTATCGAAAAACTGTATACAAAGGAAGGAAAAGTACTCCATCCGAACGGATTTACTTTCAAAGTTGACAATGTGGCAAAAGAATCCCCCACCAAAGCCGAGCTGGGAACGGTGGATAATTGGGAACTTAAATTCAACCCTAAAAACATCAAAATTGGACTGATCCAGTCTAACGGCTGATGCGTTTTGCTTTGCGGGATGGCGTTCCCTTCCTTGTTTCCGGGGGAAGGGAGTACCCCGTAGAAATCACGGAAAAAGGAGTATCTGTAGGGAAAGGAAAGAAAAGTTCCCTGCATGAAGGATACCTGACATTACAGGAAGTTATTGCGAAAGTCGGGTATTACCAGAAGAAAGAGAAGGAAAAGTAATGTACCTCGATTTCAAATATTATCAAACTGAATATGGTGGAGAAGTATTTGAAAGCGAAGATGCATTCCAGAAATACGCACGCAAGGCAGAGCGCCGGGTGGATACATCCACTTACGGAAAGCTCTCCATTGCGTTCCCGGCTGCGGAAAAGGACGCTGCGGCAGTAAAAGACTGCATCTGTGAGCTTGCGGAATTTCTGTACCGGGTGAACCAGTTACAGGTAGCCGCAAGCGACAGTGTAGGTGTGGTTAAACAGGAGGACGGGACGGTAAAGGGAAAGGTTGTTACCTCCGTCACCTCCGGTTCTGAAAGCCGTGGTTATTCCGCGGGCGGAGGGATTGCAACGGTAGAATCGGATGCCGCAAAAGACCGGAAAGTGTTCGACATGGCAGTATATTCCATCATTCGTGACGGCCTTACCGGCGTACCGGATGCCAATGGCGTAAACCTGTTGTATGCCGGGCCATATCCAGTGAGGTAAAAATGGAAAATTGTAAGGTTAGCATCCTGGGGACAGAATACACAATTGAATTTAATACGGAAGAAGAGGAACCGCGGCTTGAAACGGCGGACGGCTTAATGGATTTTTCCGTAAAGAAAATTTGCATCGGTATTTTTGAACCGGATGCAGACAGCGTAGAAGACATACAGGCTTATACGCGGAAAGTGTTACGGCATGAAATCATCCATGCCTACTTTTACGAAAGCGGCGTATGGGATATGTCGGGAAGTTCGGAAGCATGGGCCAGGGATGAAACCATAACCGATTGGTTTGCAATCCAGGCGCCAAAAATGCTTAAGACATTCCAAGAAGCGGGGGCTTTGTAATGGGAATCGGGTATGTGGATTCTGTTATTATCTACAATCGGCATATCGATGGCGTATTAGAGACTGAGACCTATTATGGTACGCGGTTCGACGGCGTTCGGGTGGAACTTACCCAGGGAAACCAGATTGCGACTACCGGGAACCAGAATGCGGATGCCTGTATCGTTAAGATTCCCGCCGCCGTGACAGGCGGTAAGTACCTTCCACCGAAGCAATGGGAAGAGAGACAGGACAAGACTGGAACATTTACCATCGACAAGGACAACAAGGACTTTTATGTAATTGTGCGGAAGCCGCTCCTGGGAATAGATATTGACCTTCCCGTCGGGGCCGTGGAGAGTGAAGCGTATCCGGCGGGCTTTTTCCAATATGTCAGCAGCAAGTATGGGTACGCATACCAGATTAGCACCGTTGATGTATATGAGCTGATACCGCGATTCCAGATAGGGGGGAAATGATGGGAGAAGAAGTAAAAATACTGAGCACTGGAGAAGAGGAACAGATTCGGACAAAAATGTTCTTGTATTTTGCGGACTGCCCGTGCATCCCCAGCGGGATATCGAAGAAATATGGAGAATTAACAGGAGATTCCATAGGCTTCTTCTCCCGGCAGGGAAGCGGCGCTTATACCAAAAAGTATGTGTCAGGCACATTCGAGGCAGAGTATCCGTTCTTCCTGCGGTATAGGGCGCAGCCAACCAACAATAACGGCAGGCTGAAAGCGGAAGAAGTACTGACGCAGATAGCGACATGGATGTGCTCAAGAAAAAATTATCCGGTTTTGGAAGGGAAACGAACCGTTGAAGATATAGAAGCAGGAAACGCGTACATAGTTGCCAAAGGTGAGGACGGGACCGTCGATTACCAGGTGAATATGGCGCTGCATTACATGAAGAAAGGAAAATAAGTATGGCACTGGATAGAACTAATATGGTGTCCCTTTTGGATATCGGAAAGTTGTTTGGCGGCGCTTCTACGGACATTGTAGAAATGGGCGACGGGTATACAGAGATTTCCGAGGATTGGGGCCCCGGTATTGACAGTACGCAGTATGTCAATATGAAAGCAAAATCCGCAACTGTATCAGGATACGAATTCACGATGAACCCGGAGCGTGAATACCTGAATGACGATATGCAGAAGCAGCTTGACAAGCTCCTGAAAAAATTCCCCACGGGGGAAGATTGCAAAACAGATTATTATCGCTTTTTCAAAACCGATGAGGTGGAAGCAAAAGACGGCGTATACGAAGCGATTAAGCTGCCCGTAGTC